ACCCGAGGGGAAGTGAGTGCGCCGCGCTTGTGGCGTGCTCGCGTTGATGCGTCTTGCATCGGTCGATCCGAGACGCGCGCGCGCTGCGCTGCGCAGCATCGGACAACGGGACGCATGGGGCGGGGGGGGGATACAAACCCCCCTCCTCGCGAAAGCACCCTCTGGGAACTTGCGTCAGACGGTCGTTTCCAGACTCATACAGCGACCCCCTGGTATGTGTGAGAAGTGCAGCTGGGAACTTTCGTCAGCCCCTTGTCAGAGCGGATCGCAAGAACACTTGCGCTCTGCGCGAACATGAGCCGAACACTCGTGGAATTCATGATGGATGTCCATTGAGAGTGCAGGAAGTGGAAGTTTATCTTCCGCATAGTGGAATCCCTGTCGGACATGACCATCGAGGAGTTCTGGTACGGATGCCGCGAGAGCGCGCATTGGTTTGTGCCGTATGTGCTCGGGTTCGACAACGGGGCGATGCACGACGAGCTCCAGTTCCACCTTGATTCGCAGACGAACTCGTATGTCGAGCTTCCGCGCGGACATGGGAAGACGAACCAGATGGCTGGCCGCGTGGCGTGGGAGATCGGGCGCAACCCCCTGGTGCGCGTGAAGATCGTCGGTTCGTCGGACGACGAGGCCACGAAGACGGTCACGCTCATCAGGAAGATCGTCCAGAGCGAGGAGTACAGGAAGGTCTTTCCCGAGATCGAGCCTGATTCGGACTCGACCTGGGGAAATACGAGTTTCACGGTGAAGCGGTCGCGGTTCATGCGTGACCCGACCGTTGAATCGGTGTCGGTGTTCGGACGCGCGGGCGGTCGATCGGACATCCTGGTGGCGGACGACATCTGCGACCTGCGGAACGCGGTGCAGCAGCCCGCAATGCGGGAGCAGGTGAAGGAGGCGTGGCGGACGATCTGGCTCCCGACGCTCGACCGCTCGAAGCCGAACCCGAGGATCTGGAAGTTCGGGACTCCGTACCATGTCGCCGACATCACGGCTGACTGGCGCAAGTACCACGAGGACCACGGCGGGATGTTCAGGCGTCCCGTGAGGGGATATGTCAGCCCGTGGACGGAGGTCTACACGCCTCCGATGATGGAGGATCTGCGGGCGGAGTACGGGCCGATCGCGTACGCGAGGGCGTACGAGCTGTCGCCTGTCTCGAGCGACCAGCTGGTGTTCGACCACTGGTGGATCGACAGGGCTCTGTATGACGAGCGGATTCCCGAGTTCGTGAAGGCGACGGGACAGCCGATCGCGGCGACGGACTTCGCGTTCAGCGACAAGACGGTGCGGAAGGGAGATCCCGACTACTCGGTGCTGGTGACTGGATGGCGCTCGATGGACGGATACCTGTATGTCGACAGGGTCGTCCGCGCGCGCGTGCCGTTCCCCGAGTGGCAGCGGATCTGTGCGCGCGAGTGCAGGGCGGGGAACATCTCGGTGCTGATGGCCGAGGGCAACGGCCCGCAGGCTGGCCTTGTCCAGCAGCTCTCGATGGCGTGCGAGTCGACGAGCGTTGTCCCCGTCATCCGCGTGAAGGACAAGCTCTCCCGCGCGAGCGAGAAGCAGTCGTTCGTCGAGTCGGGCAGGCTGCGCCTGCGCGGCGAGCGCGGCAAGGTGTGCAGGGAGCACTCGGTGCTCTACGAGGAGATGACGACATTCCCCGCTGGCGATCACGACGACACGGTCGACGCGGTGGTTGATCTGATGGAGGCGGCGGCTCGCGCTGGCTATGGCCTGACGGCCAAGCCCGAGCTGTCATCGAGCGGCAGGAACAAGCTCTGGAGGCTGTATGGATGAGATGCTCAAGAAAGGTCGGCGCAAGCCGAGGTCTGGCAAGGAACTCGCGAAGGCGGAGGAGATGCCCCCGTCGATGATGGCTCCGATCGCGATGCCGATCGAGATGCAGCGGACGTTCTATGCGTCCGTCGCGAAGATCCTGCGCAATCCGTCGCTGGCGTACCGCAAGGACCGCCAGCTGATGAAGCAGATGCGCAACGACCCCGACTGCATGGGGCCGCTGACGCAGCTCCAGGTGTCGATCGCTGGGCTCGAGTGGCAGGTGAAGCCGTACGACTCGCGCGACAAGATGCAGGAGGAGATCGCGGAGCGCACGGCGGACATCCTGCGGCGCATCCCGCGCTTCGCCGACATGGTGCGCCACCTGCTCGACGCGGTGTGGTACGGCTCGAGCGCGCTCAATGTGATCTACACGCGGACGGACGACGGATCTGTGATCCCGCAGGACTGGCTCCCGTTCCATCCCGACACGCTGATCTGCCACGAGGACGGCAGTCCTGGCATCAAGGTCGGCCCGCGCTACTACGGCGAGGCTGGAGGGACTGGAGGCCAGACGCAGCAGGGCTTCGACTCGCGCGTCCACATCTTCGACGATGTCGAGCGCCGCGCGGTGCTGTGGCATCGGTACATGGTGCAGGGGCCAGACTTCGACGATCCGTACGAGACGGCGTACTCGTACATGGGCAAGGGCGTCCGCGATGTCGTCTGGTGGTACTGGAACCTGAAGCAGGCGGTGCTCCAGAACTGGGCGACCTACGCGGAGCGGTACGCGCAGGGCATCCGCGTCGGCTACTACCCGATGGCGCAGAAGGGCGGCAAGGAGGAGATGGAGACGATCCTGCGCAACCTCGTCGGCGATGTGTCGGCGGTCGTCCCGCGCTCGACCCCTGGGCAGAAGGACTACGAGATCGAGATCCTCGAGCCAGGTGCGGCGCGCGCGCAGGTGTTCGCCGACCTGACCGAGTGGCTCGCGAAGAACATCAAGGAGCTCATCGTCGGCCAGAGCGCGACGAGCGAGGCCGTGTCGACTGGGCTCGGCTCGAGCGTCGGCAAGGAGCACTCGAAGACGTTCACGCGGCAGATGAAGTTCGTCGCGGACGGGCTCTCGGAGACGATCACGCACCAGCTCGTGCGAGAGATCGTCGACATGAACTTCGGGCCGCAGGAGGTCTATCCGTCGTTCGAGTTCTCCGTCGAGAGCCCCGACATGGAGAAGAAGCTCGAGGCGGTGCGCATCTTCGTCAACGAGCTCGGCGGAACGGTCAGCGAGGCGGAGACGCGCAAGATGCTCGGACTCGCGATCCCCGATGTGGACGAGCCCGTGCTGACTGGAAAGATCCGCGACGTGATGGGCGACTACGAGGACGAGCCTCCGACGCCGCAGGACGACGGGCCGATGCTGAACGCGCGCGATGTGTTCAGCAAGATGACTCCTGGCGAGCTGAACCGAGAGGCGACCCGCCGACGACGCCGCAAGCCGAAGGGGAACTGCGGCAACGGGTTCGGCGGGTTCACCGACAGGAACAACTGCGCGGCGGGCAAGCACGACTACCCGAAGAACCGCAAGAAGCCGTCGAAGTCGCGCAACGCGAAGTCGATCGGGGACTGCGTCTACGAGAAGCACCGCGTGCTCCTCGACGAGGGCTATTCCGAGGACCAGGCGTGGGCGATCGCCTACTCGATGTGCGGCGAGGGCAAGAGCGAGCACCGCAGGCTCCCGCCGAACGCGAACACGACCCAGGTGCAGCGCGACCGCTCGAGCGAGCTCGTCGACCAGGGCTTGAGCGTCGAGCAGGCCGTGCGCGCCGCGATCCGCGAGTCGATCCACAAGGGCGGCGATGTCATCAGGCAGGACGCGCACTTCTTCGACCGCGACGAGGAGAAGGTCGGCGACAAGCAGACATTCGACGAGGCCGAGGGATTCACGCCTCCCGAGAATGTCGCCTCGAACGCGAAGCGCGCGCTCGAGGTCCGCGAGTCGAAGCCAGAGAGCGAGCGCGGCATGACATCGGTCGGCCTCGCGCGCGCACGCGACCTCGCCAACCGCGCGCGCCTCTCCGAGGAAACCGTGCGCAGGATGGTGCGCTACTTCGACCGCCACCAGTCGGACAAGAAGGGCGAGACCTGGGACGAGAAGGGCAAGGGCTGGCAGGCGTGGAACGGCTGGGGCGGCGACGCTGGCTGGACATGGGCCAAGCGCATCGTCGCGCGCCTCGACTCCGAGCGTTCGGAGAACGGCAAGGTCGACGGGCTCAAGGGTCCGTACGACTACGATCCGCAGGAGGAGGAAGACCAGTGAGCCACATGTCCGCAGTCGAGAGAAGCATGGACGCGACATGGAAGCGCGGGCTCTCCCGACGCAGATGGAGCGACATGGCCGCCGAAGTCGGGAACTCGCTGCGTGACGCGCACATGAGGGGGCGCGGCATCTACATGCCCGAGGGAGAGCCGAAGGCCGACATGCAGGCGTACTTCGACAAGGCGCGCGAGATGACCATGCGCGCGATGCTCGAGGTCGAGCCGAAGTACCAGGCCGTCTCGGCTCGGCACGGCGACGAGATGACCGCGATCCTCTACCTGCTGTTCTTCGACGAGGACGACGCCAACATGCGCCCGATCGCGCGCGGCGTTCCTGCGGCGATCTCGAGGCGCGCGGCGCGATTCGACATCCCGATCGCGCAGGCCCGCACCGCGCTCGAGGTCGTGTCGCAGGACGCCGACGCCCGCCAGCTCGTCAGGACGATCCCGAGGCGCTCGGTCGTGGTCGCGCAGGACGAGGTCAGGCGCGCGCTCAACCTCGGCGTGGCCGAGGCGGGCCTGACGGCGGGGATCTCCGCAAGCCCTGCGGAGAATCCGCGCGCGCTTCCCGAGGGCAGGAGGTTCCCGCTCTGGGAGATCCGCGAGGTCATGGACAGGAGGACGCGCGGCAACCCGCACGGCGACTATCCCGACGACGGCTACCACTGGCAGGTGTCGGGATACATCAGCACGATGGAGGAGATCGTCAGGCAGGGATGCGTCCCTCCGTGCGGACGCAACTGCCGAGCGGGGCTCCATCCCGTCTCGCCAGCCCGCGCGCAGTCGCTCGGGCTCGTCAACGCGGACGGCTCGATCGACTGGGGCGCGCTCCGCGCCTACAACGGCGACAGGCAGGGATACATCGACAGAGGCCAGTATCCCGACCCCAGGTTCCGCTAGTGTTAGACGGTCGGATACATAAATAAGCGAAAGTCAAGTCTGTTATCGCTATTTTGTGGTTCCTGTATTGATTTTACATCCGTTATGGTGCGTCATAACACCACATGACGGGTTCCCACGATGTCATCGAGTCGGAGGACAAGGTCGTTATCAAGCGGCTTGAGCTGTTCTCTGGTTACGACCCGACGATCGACGACGGCTCCGACGAGGAGATCCGCAAGTTCGATCGCCGCAAGGTCTCGCGGATCGTCGACAGGACGCGCCAGTTCATCTCCCGAAAGCAGCATCCGAGGCTGGTCATCATGCACGCGCAGGAGGACCACTCGGAGCCGAAGGAGGCGGTGGGCGCGATCCTCGATGTCCAGCTCGAGGAGCGCAACGGCGTTCCCTTCGTGGTCGGCGATGTCGAGATGTCCCGAGATGACTTCGCCTCCTATGTGGCGTCGAACAGGTTCCCCCGCCGCAGCGCGGAGATCTGGAACGACGACCACATGAGCGAGGTCGCCCTGCTTGGGAGGGACACGCCTCGACGGCCATTGCCTGACACCCGCTTCTCCAAGCAGGGCGACAAGACCGTGTTCGCGATGGAATGCTCCGCCTGCTTCGAGGCCGCGCCTGGAGTGGGCAATGTCTTCGTACCAGGTGCGGCGATCAAGAAGGAGTCCGAGATGGCTGCTGAAGCCAAGAACGACGAGAAGAAGGACGAGAAGGACGAGATGGCGAAGATGATCGCCGAGAAGGACGCGGAGATCGCGCGCCTCAAGGAGGAGAACCGCAAGATGTACAACCAGACTGCGGTCCACATCGACGCCGACTCCCACAAGGACGACGAAGAGGACGAGGACGAAGACGAGGACGAGAAGGACGAGAACATGAAGGACACGAACCTCGGCTCGAAGCACGGCAAGGCTGGCTCCAAGCTCGAGTTCGCCCGCATGAAGGATAAGTTCGAGAAGCGCATCGCCGCGCTCGAGACCGAGCTGGCGAAGGAGCGTTTCTCGCGCGAGCTCGACTCGATGGCGACCGACGGCTATGCCGTCGATTGCTGCCGCGACGAGATGATCGAGGAGCTCGTCTCCTCGTCGAACCCGCAGCGCAAGATCGCGTTCTGGCGCGAGAACTTCCGCCGCGACCCCATCAACACCCGAATCGCCGTTGCTCCGCGCAGCGGCGTGAAGCCCGCGCAGTCGGGCCTCGACCGTGAGACCGTTGCCAAGCTCGTCGCGGAGGCGGCTGGCGATTCCGACAAGTTCAAGACGCTCATGGCGCGCGCCAAGAGCGGCAACTAAAGGACAACACACATGAGTTCTTTCTCCGACACTCCCTCACTCGTGGCAGGTGGAACCATCCTGCCCTACCGCGCGGTCAAGGTCAGCGCGCGCAACACTGGCGTCGTCGCCGCTGCAAACACCGACATCATCGTCGGCGTGACCGACGGTTCGACCCGAAAGTTCGACAGCGCCAACAACGCTGAAACTGGTGATTCCATCAATCTCCAGAACGGAGACATTGTCCTGGTCACTGCCAACGGCAGCAGCACGAACATCGCAGCTGGAGATCTCCTGATCGCGACGACCGCTGGCGCCTTCGCCAAGGGAACCGCTGCAACCACCACCTTCGCGGCAAGCCGCGCCTGGTATGTCGCCCTCGAGCCCGCTGCGGCTGACGGCCTCATCATTCGCGCGATGCGCCTCGGCGCCGCCGTCGTCGCAACCTGATCCGCACACCAACCAACGAGGTAATCAAACATGGCAGAAGTTTCAATCGGTGGCGGACTGAACACCTTCGTCCCCACTTTCAGCGAGGCCACTGGCCTTATCCAGACCGAGTTCACGCGCAATGTCAAGTCGTTCGCGCTGAACCGCTACACCAAGCTCGTCCCCGTCACCGCCACCAGCGGCTACTTCCTCAAGATCAACTCGGACGAAGCCGTCCGCGTGGTCAATGAGAACGACTTCCGCTGGGCGTACGGCGAGGACCGCCCGACTGGCATCAACAACGA